CCAAACTATAACCACCTTCTGTGAAAGGTATACTTTCATCGTTATATGTTAGGGTCAGAAAGCACGCTGACTCGCTTGCGTTTAACTCCTTTCCTAGTCTAAAACACCAGTCTATTTGTTTTTTGCGTAAGCATGGTACACAACGACCGCAGTTTACTACTCGCGTGATTGAACCGTCTGGTCCTTTTTGCTTTCGTCTTATGGTCATTGGTGTAAGGCACATACTATGATAGTCTTATGCCTCCACGTGATAATCGAGCGCTGTTTATACCGCTGTTACGTTTCCGTCCTCGCTTGACTCGTTTTTTGAAGGCTCCGCCTCCTCTTCGTTTGTATCCCATTTTTCTGGATTTTGTTTAACGTACCGCATGGTATCGTTAATGTTAGACTTAATTTCTTCTAATTGACCTATTACAAATGTTAGGTTTGCGATTGTTGCGTTTCTTGTTTTACTCATCTTGTTTGTTTTTTTAGTGATTAAGATTATTGTGGTTAGACTCCCATTGGGGTGCCATAGTAAGGTACTTTTCTTTGAGCTATTACGCTATTATATACATGTGCAATTACCTGTTCATCGTTATCTAATTGCGTAAATATACGATTTGATGGATCACATGCAATAAATGTGCTATTGAGTACTGGTCTATTTGAGAATTTACGTCCTAAATGCCAATATGAAAGTGTGTCTTTCATTTGTCCTGCTACTGTATTTAATTCGTGACGGTATTCATCATAAATTGGTAAATAACCAAATACACTATCGTCATTTGCTGTGTTATCTGCATATACTTCTTTTCCTAATACTGGTTGTTCTCCAATATGTGCTAATAATGGTTGGAAGTAATCATAACGGTCTGTTTTGCTAAATTTTGGTGCTATACCTTGGAAATATGTTGTATCTGGTACAATATACATAAGTGCAAAGATCCAACCATGCTCCTGTGCATAATATGATGCTTTGCGGCTTCCGCTCGCTGTAATGGCGTGTCCGCCCATTGTTCCTAATGCTGATGCATCTTGACCTGATGTTGTTGTTTCGCTTGTTTGTAATACCTCGCTAAATTGAATTGTTGCTACTGAACCTCCAAACTCTTCTGGGCGTTGTAAACGTGAATCTTGTGGTTTTACTCCGAAGTGTGCTTGAATATGTTCTGTATAACGATTACCTGTTCGTGCGTTTAATTCTAACCATTTTTGAATAGCGAATGCTTCGCGTAATTGGTTAATTGTTGCTGCTGATGCTTGTAATGCTGATTGGTCTACTAATAAGTTTGCTGAGTTGTCCCAACCTAAATAATTACCAGTTGAATTACTGCGAATTTCTCCAGATGCATTTGTCGTTAATGCAGTAGCAGCCATATTAGTTTCTATTGCACCTAAACTAACATTCCATAGTTGCTCACGATCTGGAGATGATTGATAACCTATTACATTTGGTACAGCTGTATATTGACTATCAATAATTGGTAATGTTACCTCTGGGCCTTTTTGTGTAAATGGTAATGCTGATGTAAATCTGTCGTGTTGCCATGCTACATCGCGTAATGTATATAGTTCTGAATTTGATGCGTTACTACCATCTGTTAATGTTACGTCTAATTCTGTTTGTAAGTTTTGGTCACGAAAGTATTCGTTCCATATGTATTGATAATGTGCAAAAGGTAATGCATTTACCTCTACTCCTGTATAAACATCATTTGTTGCAGTACTAATACCCATATAATCTGGTAAAGTACTTGGTACACCTGATGCTGTTAATGTTGGGTGTACTGGTTCTGTTGTGTCTGTTACTGATTCTGGACCTGTAATAAAGTCCTCCCAGTTTGGCCATACTAATCTGTTTGGGCTAAAGAAATATCTTACTTTAACTTTTACATTGTGCATGACTGGGGCTACCAGTGGTAAGAATCGTGTTAAATGGCTTGTTTCTATTGTAAATTTGTCTCCTGGTAATACGTCCATTGCCATTACTGGAATAACTTTTCCCATTTGCATTGTCATTCGCTTGTCGTGGCTCAAGTCGAATGTGTTGTACTTGGGGCGGTTGCCCACTGCTTTTGAATAATCCATTAATTTTGTTTTTGTTGTTTAATAATTTCGTAATGATTCCATTCCTTGTGGAAAATATCGATTCAATAAATCGTCCATTTTTCCTGATACTGTATTAAGATACCACTGTTTCATGGTTTGAAAAGGTCCACTTGTTACATCTACTCCGGCGTCTATCATATCTTTTTCTAGGGTCTGAAATTTGTAGTTCAAATTTGCTTTTTCTTGTGTCATTTGTTTTTGAGTGGACAGTTTCTCTGCTTCTAACATTATTTGTTTTGCACGCATTTCTAACTCCTGTTTTGTTTTCTCTGGTGCATTAGTTGCTTCTACCTCTTTAATTAACAAATTTTGTACTGCAATTTTGTTTGTAGTGCCTTGACCTTCTGTCTTGCTTCTAATATACTCACTTTCTGCTTTTACTCTGTCTGTATCTTCTACTATTTTTCCTACCTGTGCACTTTGTAATGCTAGTTGTCCTAGTTGATAACGCTCTGCTATTTTTCCTTGTGCACTTGGTCCTGTTACGTTTCCGCCTCCTCCGGCTCCACTTTTATACATTAGTGCCGGATTTAATCCAGCAGCCATTAACCTTGCAGATTGTTCTACGGGAGAATTGTACTGTGCTTCTTTGTTGAATCGTTCGTGCCAGAATGCTTTGTTTTGTTCGAATGCTCTGTCTTGAGCTCGTTTGTCCATATATCCTTGGGCTCCTGCTAATGCATAAGGCGCAGCTTTTGTTGCTAATGCTCCCCATGCTATTTTTGCTCCTGCTGCTGCTGCAGGTACTGCTGCGAATGGCATAATATGTTAATTTTTGTTTAATAATACTATAAACCCTTTTTCCTGCATTATTTCATGCAATTTGTTGTATTCGGGCATTACTATACAACCTTTACTATGTTCGGGTTTTGTTCCCTGGTGTATTAATATCTCTGATCTATTTGGTACATCTCGTAACCAGATTGCTGGTTTTCCGTTGCTTGATCTTAAGATTTTTGTATAAGCATACACACCTCGTGGTATTCTGCTTATGTTTTTTTTGTTGTCTTTCCATGGTAATTCGATTGCATCGAACTCATGGTTTTTTACATAGACCTTGCTTTTTGTAGCATTTTGGTATTCGTGGTCTATTTCTATTGTGACTACTCTGTAGTCATCTGTTAGTTGTAATAAAGCCTGTATTTGTGTGGTAAGTTGTCTGGTTTTCATGCTTTAATTGTTTTTTATTTTTTTGTTTCGTTCCACTTACTCCCTTTTTTTATCGCGTTCGTTTAAATCGTTCGCGTTTGTTTTTTGGTCGTTTTGGTGTCACTCCGCATATATATATCAAGTATAGTATATGCGGTTGTCGCTTTGCGACTTGCTAACGCCCATCTTCGATGGTTGTTTGCTCATAAGATAACCCCAATGAATTGGGGCCATCTTATCGAGCCGTTTTAATTCCACTCTGGTACTTCTTGTGGAATTTTTCGATAACGTTCGCACGTTAATCTATGTAGGAGGATTCTCTCCCACTGTTTCAACTGTTGTAGGTCCGCTATTTGGCGTATCTCCAGTTGTTTCTGTTGTTTCTTCTGCATTTTGAGTGGTTTTTGGATTAATAATTTGTTTAATCTGTTGTTCTAGTGCAGCTCTTTTTATTTGAAGTTCTTCAAATGTTAAATCTTTGCCATAAGGGATGATTGCATCACCATAATAATGCTGCTTATCAAGGATAGCACCAGTAATCGGGTTAATACCTCGTACGTGATTCTCAAGAACCACGCGAGGGTCTGTGTGCATGTCTGGCATTGTTGCAGACTTTTCTTGGTTGGTTGATCCTTTGTCTTCTGGGACGTTGTTCCAGGATCTAAACTTTGCTTTCGCCATCTTTTTCTAATTTTTCCCATTCGTCTACTACGTACTTTACGAGTAGTATAATTTCCTTCAATATAAGGAAAATTGTTTTAATGTTTTTTGGTGTCATAATTTGTCTGAATTTAATCTGTCGCGTTTATTTCTGTACTCATATAATTCTATGAGTTCGCGCCGTTGTTTATCTGTTATATCGATATCATGCCTGTTGTGATTAATAGATATTTCAGCATTTGCGGCAGCTGTCCAGAGGCTTTTTTCTTCAGGATCTGTAAACATTTTATCCACATAGTAACGTGGTAGTTTCTTCTTTGCGCCTCCTGGTACTGTGAGTAGTTTGCTGCCATTTGTTCTAAGATATTCTACTATCGTTTGTTTGACATAATTTACACCGAGTCCATTACTCATTAACTGAAATTGTGGTTCTCGGCCGTGTTCGTCTACTTCGTCTGATCGTTTTCTTCTTAATCCTTTAAGTGCATATTTCGTGGTATAAAATATGCTTGCTTCTGTAACTGTTCCTATATGTATGTGGCCATGTTTCCATGCCTTTTGTACGTACTTTTCGAACGGTCTTGGTAAGTTAAATATTATCGCATGGTAGTGCGGGCGTTCTGTTTTATCTCCATATTCGCCACAAGCGTAATACTTGATTTTTGTTTTGTTAGCGTGCTTCCGTAGCCTTTTCATAAAGTCTTGAAAGTCCTTTCGAACCAAACTATAACCACCTTCTGTGAAAGGTATACTTTCATCGTTATATGTTAGGGTCAGAAAGCACGCTGACTCGCTTGCGTT